TCCATAGTTTTACCTAGGTTATGGAGACATAGCCCGCCGGGCCGCTAGACTCAAGCAGCAAGCCTCAAGCAACAAGCTTGAAATTAATGTTTGACAATAGTATCCTATATGTTGTAGGATATCTTAAATAACAGAAAGGAACATATGTATCAAAGAGACCATAAGATAGCTTTTGAAAATGCAATATCAAAAGGATTAAATAATCCTGGTGATTTTATGTATATGTATTCAAAAGATAATAAAGACTACTTTAAACATACAATGGATAGAAGTTATATAAACTTCGAACAGAAAGGAAAATAAACAATGGCAAAAGAAATAGAAGAGTTAGAAGAGTTGGTTCACAAAAGAACTTATAGAACCGGTGAAGTTACACAACTACGTAGAATAGCCGATGCAATGGACGAGATCTTGTTCCTGGTGAAAAAAGATATGGCACATGTATCTAAAAAAATAGAAGAGGACAATGAAGAGAATTAATCACAACGATCTGTTGCCATGGTTCCGGGAGGACCATGGCCAGCTGCCTGCTGCATACTTAAAAAGCTGCGAGAAATTTTTCCGTGAGCTGGGTATCAAAGCCGCAAGCAACGAGCTACAAGCAGAGAGATTCGAGCGTCAAGCTGCGACACTTTGGCAATATGATTTTAATATAAATAGTTTAAGGTAAATTAAATAACAGAAAGGTGAATATGCTTACAAAAGAACAATACATTAGTCTACTATCTACTATGAAAGATGAAGATTGGAAAATAATTAGAGAGCGTATGGAGGAAAAAATTCCAGGAATTAAAGGCTGGAATGAAACTGTATTCAGAGCCTATTCAGAAAGAATAGTAAACGCTGGATTTAAAAACGAAAGTTTAAATTAATGACTAAAAAAATGACTTTAAATGAATTGCTGGAATCTAATTTATCTTTAGAAGAAATTGACTATATACTAGAGGAAGAAGAGGATCCGAGTTGCAAGCTGCAAGCACCTGCGACAATTTGGCAGCACTATTTAACATATAAGTATGTTAAAATAGCTAAATAACAGAAAGATATAACAATGGACAAAAGAAATATCATAGCGTCATTAGTAGAGAGTGAGACATCTTGTTTATTTGAAGACTTATTAGAAGATAAAACTTTTAAAAAGTTATTCTATAAATATTTAAAAACTAAAGATACAGAAATGGCTAGCGAATTGTTAGCTGATTATGCAAACGAGAATTTATGCTGATGAAAACAATGACACCCTTGAATAGATTATCAGAAATTTATGTTAAATGGATGGATAAAAATAATCTAGAAAAAATGAGCGCGGATGAGGTATTACTAGGAACGCCTGGCCTAACTATAGCTCAATCTAATTGGTTGAAGAGATTTATAGAAATCTGGGACAGAGCAGCAAGCCGCAAGCAACAAGCCGCAAGCTGCGACACTTTGGTAATATAAAATTAGTATAAATAGTTTAAGGTAAATTAATAAACAGAAAGATATAACAATGATTAATATAATGAATGAGTGTGATTTTACAGACGACTTCATGAGAATAAGACCTAATCAATTCTCATATAACGCTCTCCAAGCTCTTTGGCAGGGCTTCGAAGAATACGAAGAAAACACTGGTGAAGTACTGGAATTCGATCCTATTGATATCTGTTGTAATTATTCCGAATATAAAAACTTAAAAGAAGTACAAGAAAACTATCCCGACATAAAAAGCATGAAAGACCTTGAACGAGAAACAAAGGTCATTTCTTTTGATGGTGGTTTTGTTATACAGAATTATTAGACCTATGAAGAGAATCAAACACAATGATTTGATCCCGTGGTTCACCTGGAATCGCGCGGATCTTCCGGCCAGCTATGTGAAAAGCTGCGAGAAATTTTTCCGGGAGCTGGATACCAGAGCTACAAGCCGCAAGCTACAAGCCGCAAGCTTGACAATAAAGAATAAATGATTATATAGGATATATAATAACAGAAAGAAATAATATGAATAAAATAGAAGCGCTTAATATTACGGGTTCACTTAGTAAACCGTCTAAGATGCCAGGTAAAGCCTACGGCCTACCGGCTAAGGAATGTAAAACAGGATCGAAGCTGGCAAAAATTCCAGGCAGCACCTGCTCGAGCTGTTACGCTCTCAAAGGCTGTTATGTCTTTCCCGTTGTACAATCAGCTCAGTATACGAGACTAGACGCCATACGCCACCCGCTATGGGTTCAAGCTATGACTTTTCATTTATTACACCAGAAGGCAAATGTCTTTAGATGGCACGATTCTGGCGACGTTCAGGACCTGAAGCATCTAGCTAAAATTTTTAAAGTAGCCAGATTAACACCTGATATGAAACACTGGTTACCAACGCGCGAGGCCTGGACTCAAAAGTACCAGGACAGAAAACCAGATAATTTAACAATACGATTTTCCATTCCCATGATTGACCAGAAAGCTTCTGGCAATTGGAAAAACACGTCAACGGTCGTTACCTCCGGGGCCACTTGTCCCGCTCCTAAGCAGGGCGGCAAGTGTTTAGACTGTCGGATGTGCTGGGATCCTTCTGTTAAAAATGTTGCTTACGGGGTTCATTAGCCCCGTGAGCCGCACAAATTTGCCCGGGCTACCTTCACTCCGTAGCAGTTCTACCACCAGGGAAACCTGGTGCCGGGCTCCAAGCCACAAGCCGCAAGCCACAAGCCGCAAGCTTTCGAACCAACCTTTTCAAGCCGCAAGCCTCAAGCCACAAGCGACAAGCTCATGAAGCCACAAGCCACAAGCCACAAGCCACAAGCGTCAAGCTCCTAAACCCTCAAGCTTCAAGCGGCAAGCCTCAAGCGACAAGCTGCAAGCAGCAAGCCTCAAGCGCCAAGCTCATGAAGCCGCAAGCAACAAGCCTCAAGCCCCAAGCTGCAAGCCTCAAGCTTCAAGCCGCAAGCGGCAAGCTCCAAGACCTTGTGTCCTTGGTAAAGTTTCACGTAGCTAGAGGCGAGAGACTTTACTATGATAAATGAATTGTGAGGGTGCCTCACATGGAAGGCAATTTGATGCGGAGAGAGACGCACTTTGTTGGTAGTTGTGACTTTCAGTTCAACAGTGAAAAAAGTATTATTTTTGTTGTATCCCAACAGGTCTGGTGTACCTAAAGCCGCCATGTTTTCTACTCTTGTCCAAGATATTTCAGGTGTAACTTTTTTAAGTTCATTCCAGAATTTACGTTCAGGTTTCAAGGCAACAGGGTCAGTTGGATTTATTCAAATACTTCATACTCTAAACTGTCTCCTTCAATCATAATTTTTTAATTACTTCTCCCATCATCCATTTTTCAGGTTCAATGGTAAGTACCATTCTATGCGATTCTCTTACTCCTAACAATTTATTTTCTAATAATTGAATACCTTTGATGTCATAAAATTTACCATCAGGTAAAGCAACTTGAACCCTTGCATTACTAGCCATCTCAGAGGTTAAAAATTTATCTAATATAGATCTTAATTCTTTTGTTTTCATAATTCTCCTTTTTAAACCTGGAGCCCAGTATCAGTGGGTATAAATGATCATCATCCACGTCGTAAGCCAACTCCAGAACTTGACATATACTCATTGTTACCTTAAAAGTCAAGCCATGGGTTTACCAAAAAGTTTAACTGAGATGCAAATGAAATTTGCTCAAGAGTTAATAAGTAATGAAGGTCGTAAGACCAAAACAGATTGTGCAGTGGACGCTGGCTATTCAAAAGATAATGCCAGATTTACAGCTAGTAAATTAACTAATCCAAAATTGTATCCTTTAGTGGTTCGGTACATTGGAGAGCTTAGAGAAGAATACCAAAAAAAATATGAAGTCACTTTTGAAAATCATATCGCAGAATTGGCTAAACTTCGTAACGAAGCCAGAGTTAAAAAAGCCTGGAGTGCAGCGGTTAACGCGGAAGTTGCGCGTGGTAAGGCGGCCGGCCTTTATGTCGAACAAAAAATCATCCGAACAGGAAAATTAGAAGATCTTTCAGCTGAGCAATTAGAGTCCAGAATGAAAGAAATCATTAATGAATACTCACCGATTTTAGAAGGTATTGAAGTAGAAGAACTTACAGAAAAAGTTAAGACAGCAAAAGACCAAACCAACTTAACATTACCAAAGCAAGTATCCCCAGTGCTACACGAGAATGATCAATCTTCATCAGAATCCGATACTTATTCTTCATCTTCATCATCAAAAGAATCGTCATCGTCGTCTTCTGGCTCATAACTATCTTCTCCGTTACAAATACATTTTTCTCTAATAGCATTAATGTCTTCTTCAATTCTATCTAAGATATCTTCAACAGTTTCGTGTTTTCTTTTGATCATAATGTTTTCTTTATTGGCAAGATAGACACTCGTCAGAATCTGCATCTAAATCTGAAAGTGTTTCTTTTTTGTTTGGTTTGCAGTTGTCACAAAAGAATTGATTATCTGTTACAAAATAATCTTTTGCACACTTACTACATTTATTGGTTTGAGGTTGTCCCATGAATTCTCTTTACAGTTAAATATTTATTTTTTCAAGAGCTTTTATACACCCGATTGGATAAACATTTCTATCACTAAATGATTCTTCTTTACTATCATAACTTGCAAATGATCTAATACATTGGTTATCTTTACTAAAAATATATCCATAACTAATCATAGTAGCCATTTCAAACTTGCTAAACTCTATTGCATCGGAATGACTAGCGTCTCCAACAATGTCAAACCAAGTTATTTTATAGAAATAATAACGTTTTTTATTTATTACCAACGATTTGTACTTAGATTTTTTATTTTTTTTCATTTAAAAAGTTCTCCTAATAGTACTTACCACAACTATTCAATATTATTAAACGCGAAAATATTTTTGAAAAGTGTGTTTTTGTGTCAAACATGTAATAAGTCTTATATATCAACAACTTATTCGGTTACACTTTGGTCACAACGACACACTACGTTGAATAAGTCATTGAATTTAAAGACTAATTCACACATTGCGTTTTGTGACCTCTTTTTTAGTTATCATAATGTTAACTACTTTCCTTTTTTTGTTGGTAATACTGGTCTATTTTCATCAAAAATTTGCCTTTATAGTCTTTAAACTCACTTCCATTGATAATAAACCTCTGAAAGAAGCAATCTGGAGTGCACATTAGGATCACTCCTTGCTCCATATCGGTCCCATACACCTGATCATGAGCCAAAGCATAGGCTGCCATTTGTAATTTATAGTCTTCAATCCATTCTGCTTTTTTAGGTTTGTTCGTTTGTTTGAAATCAATAATGGACTCTCGCCCCATGTACACACCACATAGATCAGTTGCTCCTGCATACAATCCAGGATAATACAATGTGACCTCAGACCCGTATATTTCTTCTAATTCAGGAAATCCTTTGTCTATGATCGTTTCTGCCATTCTCTTGGCCTGTACGCCTAAATCTGTTAGATCTAGGAGCCCTTGTCCTTCGACATGATGCTCTAAATAGTTGTGCATAGCCGTGCCTCTCGCTGCTGCAGTGTTTTTCACTCTTTCTGCCTCAATTTCGCCCACTTTCTGTCTCCATTTAGCCAAGGACGCTCGCTTCTCGCTGCTCTGTGTGGCCGCTAGAACCGTGGTAACCGAAGGTAGCTTCTTCTCTTCACCTACATCATAGTGTCTTGCATTATTAATCAAAGACCGCATGGACTTCGGGTATTCGTATAGTTTATTCCATTTCATTTTATTATCCCATCCTTTTCTAGTTTATTTTGCCAATCCACACTTATCTTTTGTTTTTTAGGACCTTTATTATTATCCGATAAAGATAACCAGCGTAAATTTTCAATTTTATAATCTAATACATTTTTATTAATATGATCTACTGCACGTAAATTATTTTTATTTTCAATAAAAGCCAATGCAGCAAGTCTATGTATTTTGGTAGCCAAATTTACTTTTTTATTATTTTTATAACCAAAAACAAGGACAGACGGATATCCATCGGTTAATTTAGCCTTAGCCGATAATATTTTCCCTGTTTTAATATTTTGAACAAAAGGATAAATAGGTCCATCTTTTATTCTATAGACATTGTACCCACCTGTTTTAAAAATACGATATGTATTTTTTGGTAACGTAGAAAATTGATTATAATGAATACGATAAAAATCATCAGGTAATTCACTTAGATCAACGTAATCAATATTTTTAATTATTGCCTTATCTTTTTTTACAGGAAATAAATCTAACTGTATACCTTCGGTTGTAGTACTATTCCATTTCATATAATAATTTATCTCCATCTATTAGTTCTACATTATGTTTTTTTGCCACTTCCATAGCCCCAGGGGTAAACCTAGAACTAGTAATCACCATCATTACTTTTTCATACTCATCATCCTCTACTTCTTTAGCACCGATCAATTCTCTAATCACATCAGGACCAATTGGTTTTTTCCAATGTTTGCACTGGACAATAAGTTTTTTAATAACACCATCTTTAAATTCTTTTAAACCACGTATATCAATACCCCCATCGTAATTATTTCGATCTATAATATCCCAGCCCTTTTTTCCCATATATTTAGACATACGTTCTTCAAAACCAGCGGGGGATAGTTCATTAATAGAAACTGCTTTATGGGATTCATGATCACTTACATATAACAACCCATGAAGACTTTTAGTTCTATAAATCACTTCTTTTTTTGTCATGCCTTTGGATCCCCAGATAGATTCTTTTACAAAAGTATAGTTTTCAGGAACAGGAATATTGTTTCGTTCTGCCAATAACAATTGGTATTTAGAAGGTTTAGATCCGGAAGGTAATTTTCTAACGTGCGCTCTTCGTTCTCCACTAAATTTCTTGTTCTCATTATAAAAAACCCTTTCTCGTTTTTCGTTACCTTTTAATCTGTTATAACGAACACGAGGTAAATAACAATGACGGGCTATATCGGTATGAACTCCGGTAGGCACACGTTTTCCCCGATATTGCATCGTAGAATCTCGTTCAATTAAAAATTTCCAATCCCGAACGGCAGCAGCCACTTTCAAATAAATAGATTCACAAGATTTTTCTAAATTAGAATCTTCATGAATTTGTCCAGAGTTTAAAATACAATAATTAAAATCCATTGTTTCTTTATCAATAATATCAAAAACAACTCTTTCTTTTTCATCGGTTATAAAAAAAGTAATCCAATGTTTAGATTCAATAAACCGAACATATTTAAAATTAGGATCATCTTTTATTTCAAAATAAGCATTGAAAGGAATCCATTCTCCGGTACCATTTTGAAAAGACTCACGTAAAATATTTTTTATGGTATTCGTAGTTTCTTCATTTAACTTTTTCAGGTGGGTAGGCATAATATCGGTAACATCAAATTCGTCTATATTTTCATAATCAAGATAAATTGATTTTGTATTAACACATAATCCATTTTCAATGCGCATAAGCGCCTGATGGGGTTCCAACCATCCACAACTCATTATTAGTGGGGTCATCATAGTCCAATATACATAACAATCTGGATTTATTTCCGAGGGCTTAGAAGGGCCCATTTCATGGTAATTAATAAAACCTGTAAAAGGTAAAGAAGTACCATGATTAGTATGATACATCAAAATAGAAACATAACTAATACGATAAATAATTTCACTATTTGATATTTGATATTTTATTTTTTCATGAGATTTATAGTTTTTTAATATGTCCATACTACTTTCCAAAGAAAGTATTTTTAAAAGATTAAAAGTAGCAGACGTTATTTTTCCAAGATCTCCGTGACATTCACTAAACGAAGCGGACCATCCCTTTTTTATTTTTTCTTGAGGGATATGAGGAACAATTTCATGTACCATGTCAATTAATCTCATTAATTGTTCCATTAACATTTTGTAATAATTCATTTGTAATAAATTTAATTTATTAGGTATATTTTTAACTAAATTTATTTTTTCTTTTGCCAATTCTGATTGTTGTATAGACAGTACTAAATCGTTTATGTGAAAAGATTCTATAGCACCTTTTTTTAAAAAACTAGGCCCATGTTTTAATATTTGTGTTGTGATTTCGTGAAATTCATATTTTTTATTTTCATATTTTTTTAACATGTGTTCATAAAGCGAATTAATTGCTTTATTATTTAATAAAGTAATTTTAAAGGCAGTTGTTTTTGATATTTTTGGACAAACAATATAAAGAACACATTTTTCTTTTAGCTGTTTTAATAAATTTAAATCATCTAAAGAAGCTATCACCCCTATTAAAACACCATCATGGATACTTTGAAGATTTAATAATTTTTCTAAATGTTGACTAGTTTGTTCTTCATCCTCTTTATAATTACATAATTCAATGAAACCATATCCTTTTTTTCTATAATCTTCTGGCGAAACTAATAATAAACCATCTTTATAGGGTGTAATAGGAATTGCTTTATCTTTTACAATTTCTTTATATTCAGAATAATCAATTTGTTCATAATCTTTAAGTTTTATAGCAACACCATGAAGTTTGTGAAATTTTTCTTGATACTTATCAGACATATCAAATTTCTGTTTTGAAAGAAAAACATCAGGAAGCGTAAAACCTATGTTATACACATCTTCTTTAATTTCTATTTCATCGTTAACTAAAACATTTGAGTTTTCAAAATTAGTATTTAAATTATTCATTTTCTTCCTTTCTTTTATTATTTATATTTTCTCTTTCAAACTGTCTACATACTCCTGGGTTTCAGGATCTAGTTCCTCTTCTTCTTTCTTTCCAAATATATCGTTCCAATTCTTTCGGTAGGTATCATCCGGTATTCTAGAAACACCATCCCATTTACGTCCATGTTCTTTATCAGCCATAAATCTCCTTTTGCATTTTTCTAGCTTGTTCTACTTGTTGATCTAACTCTTTATATTCTTCTTTTACCATTTTAGTTGCACCACGATCGTCTTCCTCAATAATAAAAAAATCCTTACCATTCCAATAGTATCCTGCAATATTTTTTTTCATTGTTTCCTTGTGATAAATTGTAGAGTATTCCAAATCGTATCATCAGTGATTTCTATCTCCCCTTGATTCTGACAGGTAATACAATCGTCTTGTTTTTTCTCATCCTTAGTGTTTCCCACATATCCGTTGCCATTGCAATTAGGACAAATCATAAATCCAGTCATAATTGTTTTTCTTTCCTAGCTAAATAGTCTCGAGTGTTTTGTTCGACATCGGTTTCTAATACAGAAATTACTTCATCTGCTTGTCTACCTCCATCGCCCACTACTAGATTAACTGCTTCTCTGATTTCTTCTACGCTGTGCTTAGTCATATTTGAGACAACCTTTCTTGAAATAAAACTTGATTAATTTTCCGAGTCATTATTTTATGGACACGATCGGAATCTAAATTAAGTGCTTCACATACCGTTTCAAAAGTTCCTTCTTTGTGTTTAAACCAGTTGCGAGCGCTCTTAGTATCACTTACCTCTGTAAACACTTTATGTTTTACTTTTAAAACACGATTTGGCTTATGTAAGGCATCAAAAATAGCAGTCGCCATAACGGACCTCCACAATTTTTCTTCTGCAGTTAAAAGACTATCGCCAGACTCTAATTGTATAGGTTTACTTTGTGAGTTTGCCATTTAATTTTCTTGCTTTCTCGTTTACTAATGTTTTAACTACTTGACTACGGCTCAACGTTACGTCCGGATTTAACTTATTTTGTAATTTGGTAATGATGGCGTAGGTATCATTATCTACGGTTACATTACTGTACTTGCTTTTGTCTGTCATTTGATTTAACCTTTCTTTATTTAATTAAATACGTTATATAGGACTTTAACATATTAAGTCAAGCCTTATGAAAACATTTATTTTAATTGCGATGTTATGTCATCTAAACCCTAATGGCCAAGAATCTTGTGTGCCATTGGTTGCAGATCCACCTGTTTATTATCCAACAGAAGAAGTATGCAATAAAGCAGCTATAGGTAAAAGAAAAGAATTAAGAAATACTGCAGAGTTATACAAACTATATGTTACCGAAGTGTATTCTACTTGTATAGAAGACAAAAGAAAATTACCCATTTAAGGGTGGCCTTGACCGCGTTCTATTTTTTTAGGTTTCTTATATTTTTTGGAATGTCTTCCTGGGCGTTTGCGTCTTTTTCCTTTAATGAGTTCGCTGACCCCAACTTGTGCTTTTTTAGCCATCTTTTATCTTCGTTTGTTATTCTTAAATATTTAATGGAGCCATTAACATATTGTCTAGTGTCTTCTCCACAGTTAGTACATCTATAATAATCTGTCACGATTGCAACTAAAATTGCTTCTTCTTCACATACAGGGCAAATACCATGAACGGTGTCTATTTGTTTAATTAAATCTCTTATAGTACTTCTTTTTACCATGGTTTATATACTGTTTTCCCTAGCTCCTCGTCTCTCGCCGCTCGAAGGGAGTTGCTACGGTTCTTCTCTGAGTTCCATGAGACATGGACCCAGCCACTGTCGGGCTCACCATCTCGATAAAACTCGAGAATCAATTGATCGTACTCTAAATTTTCTTTAATCCAAGTAGCTAGGATTTTATTATCAATCCCTGGAACTTCTAGGTCTGCCGCGTTGCCGGTTGCATGTTGACTAGTTATTTTAGATCCTATGGCAATACACAATTCAGGACTACGGTACCCTGATGAAATCATTACCGGTGCTTCAAAATGAGACCGGATGGGTTGTAATACATTGACACACAAAGCTTTTAAATTATCAATGTGGGCAGGTGATGGGTTGTTGGGTATCCCTTTTCGCTCTGCTGTTTGAGACTTGACGAGTTCGCTTAATTGAAAATTGGCTGAGAGTTTCATTATTTTTTTTCTATATCGTAAAACATATCATCAGTGTCGTCTGTTTTCCAGTCCTTGTTCTCTACGTTCCACGTTGTAGTTTGGACTTTATAGTCTGGCTTAGCGTCACTAGTAGTAAAACTAGGTATGTTCCACAGAATACGATTATTAGGCTGAGCTGCATAATTACCGTTATCAAGAGCCAGAATGTGTGCACACTTATGTTCATGAGAGATTTCAGAATGTTCTGTATCCAAAACATTGGAGTCTGGATGAGCCCAGTCAATGGTGAATAAATATTCTCCAGGATACATTTTTTTATCCTTGCCAAAAAATTTACCACGTTGTCCATCTAAAAAAGAATAATTAGTAACAGCAGGATGATAACTAAAACAGTTCCACAACTGTAACTCGTCAACTTGCATATCTGGCACTTCGGTTCTTTGAAGATGTTTTTGAAAAAAAGCTGAGATAGGCAATCGATAGTAGACCGCACCATTCGGTAGTAAGGCGTGAAACAAGATGGCTCGGGTGGCGATTGATGCAAACCCGAAGACCACACACTCTTCACTTTGTCCATGATGACTTTTAAGATCATAAAGATATTCTTTCCTAACGGAACAATATAAAGGTGGTATATTTGAGTTAAGATACGCCATAGTTTAGCCATAAATGTCTCCCCAGCTTTTGCCGGATTCATAATCTACTTTGTTAGGAACCTTGAGTGTAACAGCATTTTCCATAATCTCAACTATCTTTTTAGCATGTTCTGGAGACTCTACCGAGATATCTAATTCATCATGTATTTGAATATGTGGTATAATACCTTCTTCATAAAGATCTAACATAGCTTTTTTAGTCATGTCGGCTGCACTTCCTTGTATCAATTTGTTTAACGCTTTGTAAGTCATGGCTCTTTTAATTCGTCTACGTCCATACGTTAGTTCTGCTTCTTCATAAGTCATAGGAGTGTGCATACCAAAAGTATCCGGTTCCCATTTATTAAAACGACATCGTCGTCCTAGTAAGGTTCCAATAGATCCGGATCCTTGCGCATGAGAAGAAGTTCGATTCATTAAATCTTTTACAAACGGAACGTTCTGGTGATATTGATTAAATAATTGTTCTGCTTCTTGTTTGGTACTTAATCCTAGTTCTGCTTGTAATTTTGCTTTACCCATTCCATAAAACAATCCTAAGTTAATAGTCTTAGCTTGAGATCTAGAAATGCCTGCCATGTCTGCCACGGTTTGGTGAAAGTCTACGGAGTTATCTTTAAACTGAGCCACAATTTTAGTAACCGATTCATCAAAACAAATCGGTTCAGTGGAAGCTGCATAGTGTACCACTAATCTTGGTTCTTGTTGAGAGTAATCAAAACAACCCCACAAATGATTTTCTTCTGGAATAAATAATCCACGAATCATAGGACCTAAATCTTTATTTCTAGCAGGAATTTGTTGTAGGTTAGGATTAGAATAACTAAATCTACCGGTAACGGTTCCTCCTTGATCAGAACGAATAGGATTAATATCCGCATGAATTCTTCCTTTATGAGAATGTTTTAAAATCGTATCAATAAACGTAGTGTGAGCTTTGTTGATTTCTCTGGCTTTTGCTATCTTCTGTACTAAAGGATGTTGATGGGTAGACAAATAATTCTTAGTAAAAGAAGGAGCATTTGATTTTGCCGTTCGTTCATAAGTTAAACCAAGTTTATCAAACACGGTTGCAATACTTCTTGCTGCCCATATTTGTGGTTCTATTCCGGTTTCTCTTTTTATATCTAACAATAAGGTTTGTTCTTTTGAAACTAATGTTTTTTTCAGTACATGCGCTTTTTCATTGTCCACACGAACGCCTTTAAATTTCATATCAATCAAACAAGGAAACAATCTAGTTTCTAAATCAAATACTTCGGTTAAGTTTTGTTTATTAATTTCTACGGATAATGTTTTAAATAATTGTAAAGTTAGTTCAGCATCTTTTTCTGCATAGGCTCCCACATACATTGCCGGAAGTTTGTACATTTCTGATTTAGCATCCACGCCTGCTTGTTCGGCCGCTAGTTTTAAACCTTTTTCATCTTTGACTTCTCTTAAATAATCATAACCAATACTATTTAAGGTATAAGAAAATCTATTTTCATCAATCAAAGAAGCCATCACCATCGTATCTACTAGGTGACCATTAATAGGAATACCTAGGGCACGAATCCAACAAACATCGTACATAGCATTGTGAAATATTTTTACTCCATCGGTTGCACATACTTCTTTGAACCAATCTAATACAATTCGTTTATCTAAGTTACCTTCTCTATGTGCAATAGGATAGTATCCAGACCAGCCTTCAATGGCTACGGCAATACCAATTACTTCTCCGTTACCAATGACAGCACCGGATCCTCTAGTTTTTAAATCAGGATCCCTAGTCTCTAAGTCAATCGCAATATACTTTGCTTTACTTAGATCAGGAAACGTTTCCGGACAATTCCATTCGGTCGCTGCTTCAAATAACATAATACATCAACACCACTATAGTTACTAATAAAGCAAAATTCATTTGCTTATATTTTCTATTTCTAATTCACAGTAATGAATAATTTTTTTAAGATCTTCAATACCATTTTTATCTTTATAACGTACTACGTACTTGATAACATTTCCTTGAAAAAAACTCAAGCCATTGGTCTGTATAAAAGTGTATGGTTGTATTTTATGTTTAGAGTAATGATCTCCACCTTCTTGTCTATTAGTAGGAAACAAACGTTCCATGTCTTGTCTAGTAGTCATATGATTTCTTCTCCTATGTTGTATTGGTAATCGTAATCATGACTCATGATGTACAATCGTTCTTTGGCTCTAGTTACTCCCACAAAAAACAATCGGTGTTCTGTGTCTTTATCTCGCAAAGCCGAGTCGTAGATAATTTTTTCTAAATCTGTAAATAAAATAACATTGTCACACTCTTCTCCCTTTACACTATGAATGGTTGCAATTTTAATTCTAGCTTTTTTACTTAGATCCTCGCTGCTCGCCACTAGTTCCTGGATATGTAATTTTTGTTCTTCGGTTACATTCAATAGTTCCCAGCTGCCCGTTACTAGAAGCCCGTGGTTCAGCATCAACTCATCGATGTCTACGGTATCCACTCCGTCCAGAGACTTGCCTCCAGAGAATTTATATTTCACTTGCTCATCTTTAACGGTTAAGTATTCATAGACCTGTTGTGCTTCTGCACCTGAAACACTGGCACCTTTGTTTAAACGATTCCAGATACTAATTGCTTGTACTAAGTCATTAGGAAGTAAAGGATTATATTTACATTCAAACCTATGTCCCAGAGACATCATATACTCTACAATGGGTTTCATTTGATTGTTGGTCCTAGTTAAAATCATCCAGTTACCTGTACTAAAATCTAATTGCTCTAAACTGGCATCTTCCACTACCATCCCGGTTGCATCTCTAGGGATCCAAACCTTCTCTCTTCGTTGCTCTACGTTCTCTAAGATAGACATAGCTACTCGATGCACGCTTCTAGGGACTCGTCTCGATTCTGTTTGTGGATCTAAAGTTCCTTCTAGGTTAATAAAAATAGTAGGGTCTGCACCTTGGAAAGAATAGATTGTCTGATCGTCATCCCCCGCAATGTAGGAACGTTTACATCGGGATTCAATGTAAAAGAACATATCCCATTGCAAGGGACTTAGATCTTGTGCTTCATCAAGAAAGACAACGTCGAGGGGTGGACATTTATCTTTCTTAACAAACTGGGATATCATGTCTGAAAATTCAAACATGGTAAAATCTCTTTTAAAATCTTCTAGGTCTTGTTTAATTTGTTGACATAAACCCATGTCAATAGAATCAATAACATCTAATTCTAGTGCGGCATCATCTAGTTCAGGGATCTTTTTAGATCTCGCATAGTCAATTACTTTCATATAATTGTTTCGGTACTCTGGAATTCCACTTTCATTGGTAATGGTTTCAAACTCTAGGTCCTGACAAATGCCTGAATAGTTTTTAAATCCTTTCCAGTTGGTCCCTTGAAGTAATTGTGTATTGGTATTGATGCCTAATTCTCTCGTCCCTAAAGCATGTAAGGTACTAACCAATACTTCTTTATTCGGATACAACATACTAATTCTATTCCTTGCTTCATTGGAAGCTGCATTACTAAACGATACATATAAAACTTTATCAGGACTGGTGTGTTCTAGTTCACGGGCCAAGTGATGATTGATTAACCGGTAGGTCTTACCCGTTCCAGGAGGTCCAGGAATAATGGTTCTATTGGAATGGAGCATCTTTAGCTTTATTCTTTCTAATGATTACGGTATCTAAATCTATTTTATCAACAGCCCAGATTCGTTCTGTTTTCTCATCAATCTTTTTAAAGACTTGCTTACCTTTAAAAATGTTTTGAACTAATCTCATGGTTTTATTCTTAGGATAGGTTTTATCCGGCCAAGACTTAGTTCGTACTAAAGCTCTCCAGAAATCTTTCCATCTAAAGTAACACACACCTTCTTCTATAAATGCTTTGGACTTTTTAATATCCGATAAAGATTTACCAGGGGCTCTGCTAACAAAATCTACTAAGACTTCTTTTAACTGAACATCAATTCTCATGTCCTCAGGAGCAGGTAAAGGTTCATTCATTTCATTTAATAACTTAGAAATCATTTTTCTCCAGATGAGTTTGGCAATTGGAAGTAATGGTTTGTTCAACTGAGTTAAACATACAATAGAAAACTTTTCAGGATCATGTAATATTTCAGGTTCTACTTCTAAAGTTTCTCCATCTACGGTTACAAAAAACAACGGTGGATCAGAATCTAATTTTTTAATTTGTGTAATCTCCGGCATGGCTGCACCTTCTTTTCCATACTTTCTTGTGTAACAAAGTTTCTCCTGACAAAATCCACAGATAGGTTTGTCATTACATTTGTAATCATAATTCTTTTTTTCAATAGAGTTAATTACACTGATTACATCATTGGCTTTTAAAGGTGGATTTATATATCTTGCGATGTTATATTCTTCGACTTTATTTTTCCAAGTATCTGGATTAACTTTTCTTAAATACACTCCAATATTAAACAGACCATTATTTCTTCCTGCATGATCTACATCTTCTCCTTCTACAATCGCACCATTAGATAAAATGGTTTGTAAACAAGGTGGTCCATCAGGAAAAATAGTTTCTTCGGTTTGATTCTTTTCTAATTGAACATGTATTAGTTGCTCTTTGGTCAAAACATGTTTATTATAATAGGCCGAAAATTGTTCCATGGTTAATGCCTTGCCAACATCATCAAACGCATAACGAACCGAACGATCCCCACCGTGATACGGCATGTTTAAAAAATTACCTACGTCTCCTCGTTCTGCTTTCACACTATTTTGTTTAGGAAATATTTCTGTCTTGGCATATCCTAAGATAGATGCCATCGCTTGTAACTTAGTTCTCATTAACGAGGCAGGTACAAACTCACTGGTAAAACAAAACACATGTGCTCCACCGGATTTTGATCTACATAAGATCAAAGGTAATTCAAATTTTCTTATCTTTTTTATAAATGCAGTATGATCAAAATTATACACATCAATATCAATAGCACCCCATTTGCATTCGTTGTTTTCATTAATAGGTACAATTCCTAATGCTGGTTCTACTCCGTCTATATGAGATTGCCATAAGTGATCAGTAACAGGTTGTTTAATAGTAAAAGATCTAACTTCTTGCTTTCCGTTCGGTCGAACTTCAGCTGTCTTTTTGGTTTGACCATAAGCAGTATCTAATCCCTTAAAGATTTCTTTTAGTCTTTCTAACATTATATCCCTCTAGTTGTTCGGGTGGTATTGCTACCACCCGATTGTGTCAATTATTTGTTACTCAAACTTGCATTAAAGTCTTTTGCTCTTTGATACAAGCTAGCACTCGCTACTGGTCCTGCTGTTTTCACAGCATACCCATACCATTGATTCCCTTTTCCAGAATTCAATACAGTAGATATGTTATACATATGACTGTACGAAGCTGGAGTAAAAGTACCCGTAGCATCTGTCATGGTTTGTGACATTTGTAGTGATTGCCATTTTCTACTTACTTTACCTTGAGATGAACTCATAGATATTAAAGCAGTTTCTGCCGATCCATTATCTCCCACGATAAGAACGTAGTTTTGATGTACCGTTAAAATATAATTACCATTTTGTAATCTATCTTTACCGCCATCTTTGGTTGTCTTAGATAAAATATCAGAATTATCAGGATACATTTGTTCCGGTCTACCTGAACCAGTTCCAAACTCTGCCCATTCTTGATACTCCATTCTATAGTAACACGGTATTACGTTAATACCTTGTTCACCTGCATACAGTTTTTTAGTTACTGTATTTAGTAGCATTCCAGGTTCTGCATCTTCTACGTAATTTTGATTACGTTTCTGTGCTTCTCCTGAACTGTTTTGTAAAAGTTTTAAGATAGGTAGAGCAAGAGATTCTTGTCTTACATTCTCAAAACCTTTGTCGGCATCTTCCCTAAATAAAATAGTAGAAGGCATTTGTGCCGGTTTCTTTACTTGTACTTCGTCCATAGTTAACTCCTTGTTATTTTTGTACGGTTACCCTCGTAAGGTTTAAAAAGATCAGAAGGCACATCGAGTCCAGACTCGATGCGCTCCCTGACTAACGCCTTGAGTGTCTGAGCATGAACACCAATTTTCTGGATAGGTTCAAAGCCCTGACCTCGTGCAAGGACAGCGTAAGTTGCTGCCTTGTTATCTTCGCCACGACCAAAGGTAACGGTGATATCATTTTTAATAACATCACCTAGACCGTTATTACGAAGCCATTGAAAAGCATCCCCTTGTTTGTCGGCAGGGATAGACGCGCTGTAAAATTTTCCTACTTCTACAGACTCTCCGTCACTTAGCTTTAATTTTGTAATATTCATTTCCTTCATCATGGAAGGAATTTCAAACTCTGCTAAAACTTTTGCTTGCTCTTTTAATTTCTTAACACCTTCTTCAGCATTAGCAATTTCATCTTCTAAATTTTTTAATTCCTGCACTTTATCGGTTAGTTGTTTTGGATCAACCACAGCTTTCATTGCATCTATTTTGTCGTCTCTAAAATCTATACTCATATTATAACCTTTCTAATTTTCTTTCTAATATAATCCCTCAAAATACGTTTGTCAAGCCTCCGAACTAACTTTTTGATATAGATCAATTTCAATTGGATAATATCTTCTTTCCTGTTTATCCCACTTCAATAAGTTATATTTACCGTTGGTAATATCAGAAACAATAGAACAGGCAACACCAATAATAGCGGGATCTCCTGTTAATAATAAATAATCTTGGGGTGTGTAATTTTGTAGCAGTTTTCTTAATTTAAAAATTAAAGGTCCTGCACTTAAAATAATTTGTGCGTTCTCAGGTAATAAAACTTTTAGTGTACCAAATTGAGAGGCACCAATAATATTAATTTTTGGTCTACCTTCTCTTGTCCCTGGGACATCTTGTATTACATATACTGTATTATTCATTCTTGACTTTATATAACCTAATCTATATATCTTTTCAACAGAAAGAATAAGTATATGCATTATAAATTTAAAAGCAAGCCTTTTGCTCATCAATTAAAGGCCTTAGAAATGTCGTGGGACAAAAAAGTATTTGCGTACTTTATGGAAATGGGGACTGGTAAATCTAAAGTTTTGATTGATAATATTGCCATGCTTTATGACAAAGGTAGAATTAATGGAGCGTTAATTATTGCTCCTAAAGGGGTTTATAAAACTTGGACGGACGAACAAATTCCAGACCATATGCCGGAGCACATAGAAAAAGAAGTGGTATTGTGGGAATCTACAGCAGGTAAAAAGAAAGAAGAGGAACTACAAAAATTATATAAATCTTCAGACGACCTTCATATTTTAGTGATGAACGTAGAGGCTCTGTCTACTAAAAAAGGAAAAATATTTGCAGCTAAATTTTTATCTTGTCATGAGTCTATGATGGCGATTGATGAATCTACTACCATTAAAAATCCTACGGCCATCCGAACTAAAACTATTTTAGATTTAGGAAAAGATGTTAAGTACAAAAGAATTTTAACTGGGTCACCGGTTACTAAATCACCTCTTGATTTATTTACTCAATGTTATTTTTTAGATCCCTGGTTGTTAGAACAACAATCGTATTATAGTTTTAAAACTAGGTACGCTATTACCAGACAAATCAATGTGAGCGGAAGAATGATCCACATCGTAAGTGGATACAGAAATCTTGGCGAATTATCTAATCAGTTAAAACCTTTTTCTTTTAGATGTTTAAAAGATGATTGTTTAGATCTTCCTGCAAAAACTTACATGAAACGAATCATTCAACTGACATCGGAACAACAAAAAATATATGATCAAATGAAAAAAATGGCTCTTGCAGAATTGAATGGTAAACTTACCACGACTGCAAACGTTATTACTCAAATGATGAGATTACAACAAATTACTTCAGGTCATTTTAAATCAGATGATGGAAAAGTTCAGGTGATTAAAAATAATAGACTCAGTGAATTACTAGATGTGTTATCAGAGATGGAAGGTAAAGCAGTTATCTGGGCTCACTGGAGACATGACATTCAAACGATTGTAGACGCTGTTAAAAAAGAATATGGAGATAATTCAGTGGTTACTTATTATGGAGATACTTCTACAGACGATCGACAAAAAGCAATTAAATCTATTCAAAATCCAGACAGTCCTGTGCGTTTCGTTGTAGGTACCCCACAAACGGGTGGTTATGGTATCACACTAACCGGTGCTAGTACCATGATTTATTATTCTAATGGATATGATTTAGAAAAAAGAACTCAATCCGAAGCAAGGATTGACCGTATTGGTCAAACTAGAAACATGACCTACATTGATATCATTGCAGAAAAAACAATTGATGAAAAAATTGTATTAGCTTTACGAAAGAAAATTAACATTGCGTCCCAAGTTATGGGCGAAGAGTTAAAGGACTGGATTTAAATATTTTTAGTAGGAATTTGAATATGTCTCAGAACTTTCCCTTTCTGCGGACCTCCCTTAATAACATATCCGGTAGTGCCATTACCATTAATTTCTACTTCTTTTCTACTTCTTAAAAGAGTTTCGTCTGTCAATTTTTTTAATTTTCTATCAATTTCTTTTATGATAAAACTTGTTAATCTTTCACTTGTCATTTGGACATCCTATCTATGTGATTATAGATTCTACCAATAACCTTGTCAAGATCCATTAATTCTTGCTGCACCATAGCTGCCATTGTTTGGAGCTCTATAAGTGATACTAATACCCAAGTAGATAAACCCATTAAAATAGTACCTAGTAAAGCTATTAATAGTGTGTTAGTTTTTCTACTCATTTAATTACTCCTTTTTAATATTCGTATACACCGCCTTTAAGGTCTACTAAACCCGTTTCGCGGTTCAAAAACTTGTATTCGATTTTAGTTATATCAAAATCTTTTTTAATTTTTTCACATATCACTTCAGGGTCAAATTCCCCGCAAGAATATACGTCAAATTGCATTAAAGCTGGGGAAGGTTCATCCCAGACATGCATCACAATGTGTGATGTTTCTATGATAGCTGCGCCGGTAATACCTCTATTACCTGGAACGTTATGGTAGATCACATACGGACCCATCAAGACCTTCATGTTAATACATTTAATGAAGTCTTGCAACCATTCTTTTAAGAAGGTTTCATCCATCGGTGGATTTACCGCTTCTGCTCGGACAATAAGATGTTTATGAACGAGTAGACTATCTTTCATGGGAAACTAATTAATTTGTACGAATGCAATAACTCCACTAACTAATGCACCGATTAAAATGTATAATAACTTATCTACCTTGCCGTGTATTTTATCTATGTCTTGATGAATATGTTTTTGTGTACAACGAATATTGTCTACATCTTTTTTTACACCAGTCACATGACCATATAATGATATGATGTGTTCTCCAGTTGTTTGTGGTTTTTTAGCCATTATTCGTCATCTCCAGAATCATACCCTGGGTCGTTGTCATCCCCTGGGCCTACTTCACTTCCACCACCGTAATCCCCTGCTGCATCGTTAGGACTTTCATCTTCGTCGGGTCCTCTAACATCTCCAAAAGTAGTCCCTACTGTATTTCCACCAAAAGTATCAACACCGCCATCATTAAAACCATAAGGGTTATCAAGTTGATCGTATCCGCTTAAAGCTGGATCATTATAACCAAGAACATTCCTACCTATATCATATATACCTTTACCTATATTATACATTCCTAACAAAGGAGCTAATTGTGGAGCGAACATACCTATTCCGGTATTAACAAGGCCTCTTTCTAAAAAACTTGCATTATTATATTTACCAAATAAATCTCCAACCCCTCCAGGGCCAGGAGGTCCAGGAGGTCCTTGATTTCCATCATCACCAGAAGGAAGAAGAGCATCTTTAATTCCAGTAATCCCAGTGATTCCAGCGTTTTGAATAGTAGAAGCTAATCTAGGGACACCGCTATAAACATCATCTACCGAAGGTACATACTCCCCTATGTCACTTAAATACTGTTGATATGCTTCGTAAATATTAGTCATTAACTTAATCCTCTTTGTTTTAAACGCATTTGTTGTTCATCAGGACTTAATAAAGCACTTTCCGTCGGTGTCAATCCTTGATTTAACGCTGCCATTGGAGGAGCAGGTGGAGTAACTACTTGAGCATTAGGTTGAGGTTGCGGTGCTAATGGTGGAACCATAGTCACTTGCTGCTCGCTGCTAGCTGCTGGGGCCTGGCTTAAGTAATCTGTTAAAGGCAACTCTATATTAAAATCGTCATTTAAATCAAGCCTAAACATATCTCTTCTCATTTGTTGAATGACTCTAAATGTTTCTCTACTTAATCCAGCTGGAATTTCTAGATCATTAAACTCTTCTCTCAATGCTTCTTCTTGTTCTTGAAATTTTTTTCTAGCTGTTTTAGTTATATCAAAAGGAATAAATTTATCTCTACGAATAGCGTTGTAGTTTTTACTTTCTGCACGTTCTTTAAACAAAACAAACAAATCTTTTCTATCTGCTTCTAATATTTCTGCAGCTTGTATTTTTCTTTTTAATGTTTGAAACTCTTTAAAACGTTGTTGATTCGCTACATAATATCTTGAAATAATAGTGTCTTCATCAATAGCACCACCTTTTAATACATCTGAAGTAAATAAATTTCTTGTTTGTCTAATTCCTTGTTTAAAGTCATTAATTTTATAGTTAAGACTTTTAATCGGATTTAAAGGAATAGGTCTTAATCCTACTAATCCTGCTAATTCTTTTCCCGTGTCATATTTTTCTCCACGTTTTCCTGGGAGTTCTGCCATAGCTCTTACTAGTCGGTCGGTTTGTTTATAAGATAAAGGAGCTACTTCTATAAATGCATATTTAGCAGCCTTAGCTATTTTTTCACCCCAAGGAGCCCTATCATTCCATAACTGTCTTCCTTCTGCAGTTCGACCATTTCTAATAATTAAATTATTCATAACGTTAAACCAAATAGACTCATCTACATAAGGTCGTACAAATCTTGTTAAACCTTTAGTTAAACCTTTTAAAACTCCTACGGTTAAGGGAGCATCAGGATTAAACGCATCTTCTGAATTTACTCCAGCGATGACTGATTGAAAGGGATTGACTACGGTATCATAAACTAAAGCTCCCGTACCATCGATGTAATTAAAACTACCATCTTCGTTTCTAGTTAAAAACAAAGTAGAGGTTTCTGAAAAACCTGGAATAAATTCTCTAGCCGCAGAAATCATTTCTTTCGTAATTCCATACATTCCTGCTACCATAGCGGTAGCTACTACTGGTGCCGTTGCTGTTGCAGCTCCAAATCCAACTAATCTATTTAATCCCACTGTTTGTAAAATAGGATTTTGAGCTTCTTTTAATCCTAACTCCGCAATATTAGCAGCGGTCCTGGTTACTTCAATAGGAAATGATACAAAGTTTCCAGTAGGTAATCTTCTACTTGCTTGTCCAAATTGTCCTACGTATGCATAATTAGGAACTGTGTTTCTAACAATATTAGCAGCTTCTTTCATGATAGAAAGATCGTCAGGCATTTTTTTAATTAATCCTTTTTTTAATGCTTTAGTGTACGCATTTTTATAGGTATCAAATTCTCCTAAAAAGTTAAATATTTTCCATTGGTCATCTTCTGCTACATATACATCGGCTGCTTTCTCGTATATTTTTTTCATGGCTTTTCCAAACTTGCCAAAAAATTTCATGTACACATCTCCACCGCTTCCAATATCATCTAATAATCCTTGAATATCTCTTGCAGAAGCAGAAGAACTTACGACTTGTTCTTCTAACAAAAATTTATACATAGCCTGATCTTTAGGTGTATTACGATACAATATTTGTGGTTGAATCGTGTTAAACGCTTGTTTAAAATTTTTTACCATAGTAACTGGGTTTTTAAATAAATTACCGGTCCCTAATGCAAATTGAGCGGATGTTGTAAAGTTTCTAGCATGGGTAAAAGGACCTAACATTGTTTTAGATATTTGAGTTAATCCTTTAGGAATTAAAAATAAATTTCTATAAATAGTGGTCTTTGCTATATCGTCAAACAATAATTTTTCACTAAAATTAAATGCGTCTTGTAATTCTCTAGTAGTAAACTGACCATTTAAAGGATTGGTATAAATAGATTCTCCTAAAGGAGATTTTATTTGCATACCTTGTGGGTTAGCAATAACCGGTTGATTTCTTAAATTTTTAATAGCTTGTACACGAGTAGGATACACCGCAGCACGTTCTCCTTTTTTTATTAATTCTTTAGATTGTTGTAAGACTCCATTATAAAAATCATCCTTAGCTGCCAACGTAGATAGATCGCTCATGGTGTTAATAATGGTATTTCTTATATCTCTTTTTTGACCAAAAAATCTTTGAAAAGATCTTAAATCTTTTTCAGATTGAATTAACGTAGTAGGTTTAAAAGTACCCCCTTTAACGTTATCTGCAATATTAATAAGTTGAGTTGCCTTATCATCTAATACGCTTAATACGGTTAAAGGAAATTCTGGAGTTTTAGTAAGAGGATTAAATGTAATATTATTATAGACATCATCTATAATGTCATCCAAATCTTGAGGACCTAGATTTACTCCATTTTGTTTTGCATAACGTTTAAATACTTCTTTAACTCCATCAATAGCAGATTGAGCTGGTTTATAATTAAGCATAGGAAGAATACTTTTACCTTCTGCTATTCTATATTCGGAATTAAAAATATTTCTCATTCGGTCATTCATAATTTTGGAAAACTCTGAACTAGACGCATTGATATTTTTCCCTTGTAATACTGTATTTTTAAATACATTCATTTGATTTCTAACTTTCATCATTTCTCCTACTAAAACATTTCCCTGTTTTTTAGTAAGTCCTATTTCATCTAAGAAACCATAGAATTGATTTAATTGTTTACCATCAAATCCTTTAAAGACTACATTGCCTCCTTGAATAACATCATCCGTAGAAGTTAATAATTCATCTAATCTTCCTGTTAATCTTTTCCAAGCAGGATTACGACTAGACATTCCCGATTCTTTAGCAATGTTATATAAACTTTTATCAATGTCTTTAATTAAATCTCTAGCAGTAATTTGACCTCCTGCTATTTTTCCTTCTACTTTTTTTACACCTTCAAAACTTAATTGATCTTTAGCTCCCCTAGGTCTAAAAGGTTGTGCTATATATTTATCAATTAATCTATCTAACTCATCATCGCTATATTTTAAATTTTTTCCAGCTTCGGATATTCTTTTTGCAACTCTATTAAGTCCATAGGCAATAGGGACAGATACCACTGCACCTTCCGCTGCAAATTTAAAACGGTTCCATAATCTTCTAGCTGCTTCATCTTGTGTTGTAAATTTTTTGTCTCTATCTAAAGCACTGGGTCCTCCTAACACATCTCCCCAAGTTCCAATTCCTTCTAAATCTGCTACCAGAGCAGTTCCCGTAGCTCCTCCTAAAGTAACGGCAGCAAAATTTTGTTTTCCTGATAATTTGTTAAAATTTTTAGCACTAATAGAAGCCTTTACCGCCCCTGGATTAGCTCTTGCTACTTTATTTAATTTAGCAGCTTTAGACCATTTGCCATAAATTTGTTTTGCTTTAACTGCTGCTTTAACTCCATAACTTGCTCCTACTCTTCCAAAAGCATATAACTGACCTAAGGCAGAAGTTAATTTTCCTACCGCAGAATCTTTTATAATATCTTCTGATCCTTGTACTATTTTACCAAATACCGTATCGCTAAAATATTTTTCTAATGCAGCCACTTTTCCTTGATCGACTGGAACTCCTTCATCCTCTAAAGCATCTGCAATTTCTGCAGTCAAAGATACTACCCCATAAGGAATTTTAATACTAAGATCTACAATTCCAGCTACAAATCCATTGATAGGATCCACATCTCCCAAAGGAGTTAATTCACTTTCTGGAACACCTTGTACTCGTTCCGCTATTCTTCTAGCTGTTTTTCCAGCTTTTAGAAAAGTATCTCCTGCTAATTCTACGCCCTTAGGTCCAAATAAAATATCTGCAACAGGAGTAGGTTCTCCCGTTCGTTCTGGTACTTGTATAATTTTTTTAGGTTCTTCTTCTAATTCTTCTGGAATTAATTGGTAATCGGACTCGATATAGTCTTCTATATTATTAAATTCTTCCGCCATGGAACCTCCTTAGTATCCTGGTGCTTTTACAAATTTTGTTCCGTCGTATATATAAATTTTTCCGTCCGCTGGACTAACGTATGCTCTGCCAGGGCTATACCTAGTTCTTTTACTATCAGTCGCTTCTGTTTTAAAGGACCCTATTCCAGTTTTAGGATCTACTATAATTATTTTAGTATCTAATATGGTATTGCCTACATCTAATTTTGCTCTTAGATCTGGTGGTATTTTATTAGACTGAAGAGCTATTTTATATTTAGCTAAATTAATTGCTTCAATTTCATCATATCCTGCTTCTTCATATTGTTTTGCTGCTTTAATCATTCTATTTTCAGGAGAGTCTCCTTTTAAGAAAGGAGAATTTTCTTTCATGTAATTATCTAATACTAAACCTAACGCTTCATTGTAAGGTATGCCTCTTTGTTGAGCTACTAAAGCAGCTCTTTTTTCTAAAATATCTCTATCATCTTTAGTTAAATTTTTAACTGCTTGTATTCCAGCTTGTGTTTTAAATTTATTTGCTTCTGCAGTTTGTTGTGCATTTAAACCAGCACCTATTTTTGAAGCTTGTCCAAAAGCGCTTCCAAACGTTTGAAGTGCCATAGGGTCTTTGGCAGCACTTGCACCAAATCCAGTTATATAATTTCTTATGCTATCTCCTTGGCTCGGAAGCATCTTTTGATATTGGTTTTCAATAAGAATCTCGTAGGGTTCTTTTTTTTGTACGTTTCCTTGCTCTTGATAGTTTTGTCTAGGAGTTAATCCAGAAGTAATACCAGTACCTTCGGAAGTAGAACCTCCTTTTCGAAACATAGGTCTTTTAAATATATTAGGCATGGTTACCTACCCATCAATGACATTAATCCACCGTAAGCAGCTGTTGGTCTTGGATTGAACATTCCATATAAATTAGCTAACGTTTGTGATGCTGCTAAACCAGGGCTAGTCATAATCGGTTGTTGAGGGCTTTGAGGTGTACCACTTGCAATTGTTCCATATATACCTGAAGCAGTTCCTAACCTTTGTAGTGGATATTGTTCTTGTAAAATATTTCCTTGTTGAATAGCATCTAGAATAGATTGAGAGTAATTTTGCGCTCCTGCACCTGTAGCCCCTAATTGTCCGGTGATACCTGATTCAAAAGCTTGTTGTTGTTGACCAAAACCTAATTGATTTTGTAAACCTTGTTGTTGTAAACTTTGTGCTTGTGTTAAACCTTGTTGTCTTAGTGCCGCTAGCTGTCCTGCATCTGAAATATCTCTACCTCTTAAATATTCTGCTTCTCCAATTTGTCCTCGTCCTTGTCCATAAGCTCCTTGTGCATATTGACCTCCTCGTAATGTATTTAACCCTGACGCTCGCTGCTCGTTCATTAGTGCTTGAGTCGCGTCAATGACTTCTGTTTGATACGGAGACATATACGATTGATATGCACTTGGCGCAGCTAAATCTTCTGCTGCTTGTAAATAAGGTTGATATGCTGCAACACCGGTTCCAGCGCCTACTCCTGTTACATCTCCTTGAGGAGAAAATTGTAAGGATCCTAATCCTGCTTGCGTTGCGGTTCTTTGTTGAGATGCTTGAATTAATGGATTAACTTGGGAAACCTTAGGCGCCATTCCACCTATATTAACTGGTTGGTTAATTTGATCTATGGTAAGATCTGTTATTCGTTCACCCGCTGGTTCTAAAAAAGGAGCAGGGGTAGTAATATTATAAGCCATTAAACACTTCCTCCGTTTTCAAGTTGTTTCATCATAGAATACATTTTCTGAGCACCTAAGTTAGTGTCTCCACCGCCTGCATTTCTTACTGCATCGGCTGTAAATACAAATTCGTTATTAGATAACATCGCAGGGATATCATCCTCCTTTTCTTTTATACCAATTGGCGGAACAAATCCACCCTGATCTCTATAATCTAGTTCTGCAATTCCTTGTTGATTTTGTCTAGGGTTACCTACCGGCATTCCCATTTGATCTGCTATTTGAGGAGCTGACATAATTCCGTCTTGTACTGAATTTCCATATGCATAACCCATTCTTCCACCATTCATTGCAGGTGCTCGTACTACATCGGCTGCAGTAAAAGATGATCTAGGAGCATTGGTTGCTTCACCTGGATTATATTGTGCTCGTTTACCTGCTTGAGCGGCTTCAAATTTTGCTTGAATTTCTTCTCTTAATTTATTAATTCTTTTTTGATCTAAGTAACTTAAAGTTGTACCTGCAAGGTAAGTAGCTGCTTTAAACAACTCTTGCAATGTTTTTGGATCAGCATTCATTAATGAGTTAAATCCTTGTGAAATAAATTCTCCTACACTAGAAGCTCCGCTTTGAATACTCTCTAGTATGTCTATGCTTTTTACAGATTCAGGTATTAAATTAGTAATCCCGTCAACTCCTCCTGAAATATTACCACCAAGTCTATCAAAAAAAGAAGATGTATCTCCAGTTCCTGCTTGGACTTCTCCTCCAAACATTCCCGGTACATTCAAACCATCTGCACCAGTTGCTTTTCCAAAACCATACGTTGCTCCCGCTTGTTTTACAGCATCGCTGATACTTCCTCGTTGATCAAATCTTCCAATACCTCTCATTGCTGCTGCAATACCTGGTTGAAAAGGTGCAACAAACGGTGCAGCTTTCACTGCAATATCTGCTATTTCATTAGGTATAATGTTCCTTACGAATTTTTTAAATTTACTTCCAAAGCCGTAGTTCTCTCTTGCTACGCCCATAATTCCGCCGTTTTGATATAATTGTCTGCTCATCTGTGATCTAGATATCATAATCCTTTAAATATTGTTAGTAATGAAGCAGGCGCAAAAGTCCTGAAAATACATACTTTACTTGTTTTTACAGTATAGGTCAATCTTTTTTAAAATCAAGATCATCCATAAACCTACCGGTATATCGATACTCACCTATATGAGTAATATATTCATCCACTAAAATGTGACATTTACCACCTATTTCAGCCCATCTTTTACAGAATCCAAAGTCTTCTCCGTAGTACTTTTTGGTTTCTGGTTCATGATAACAATCAAAGAAGTTGTACATAAACTTCTTCTCAACCATTTCACCATTAACAATAGCGGGTTGATTAATTTTTAATTCTGGTAACTTCTCAATCATGGTATCAAACACTTCTTTTTTAATTAACATACATCCGGTAGGAGCATGACTTACTTCTGCTACTCCATTGATTGCAGTTATTTGATTCTTTCCATCTAATTTTAACGGCCAAGTAAATCCTTGTTTAGACATAGTAGCACCGTCTTGTATATTTTTATATTTAATTCTATTAGCAATCTTATTCCAGTCTAAATCTTTTAATGGATAAGGAGCAGCTATTACATCTTTTTCTGCTGCTACTAATTTCATAATGGTATCAAAAGAAAACTCAATATCGGAATCAATAAATAACATGTGAGTGTAGGGATGTTTTTCAAATTCTTCCATAAACGCATTGACACATAAGTTTCTACCTTGCGTTACTAAAGAAGATTTTAATAAAGAAAAAGAAACTAGAATACCATTGACCATACATTTTTGTTGAAATGCTAATAACGCTTGAGTGTAATGAATAGAGCATTCGCTATGAACCGGAGTAGCTACAAAGATAGAAGGTAGTTTACTTACATTAGGTACTTCTTTTTTGTTATCTTTTACCCAGATAGGTTTACTTGGATCTTGCATTGATAGCTCCTTTTAAAAAGTTATTCCATAACGAACCAATACGAGTCCAGTTATAAAATCGGTTAGTATAAATAATTTGATCTTGTAAATGTTTTTGAACAATCTCGTTGTCTAAATTACCTACCGCTGTTTCAATAGCATAGGCAAAGTTTTTAGCTAAATTTGCATACGATTTTTGATAAGGAATATAGGCCGCATATTCTGCACACGTTTCATATAAAGCTCCATAATTGGTAGTAATACAATAGAGTCCTGCCGACATAGCTTCGAGCGCCGCGACGCACGAAGTCTCTTCAAAGATACTAGGATAAGCAAAAATATCATATTTAGGTAACTGTTTTATGATATACTCATTCGGTTTATATCCAATGTAATTTACATTGGGTAGTTGAATAGCTTGTGTAAACAAAGCTTCAAAATTTTTATTGTTTGCTTGTTTGAATTGATCTCCATAAATTTGAGTAGAAGAATATACATCTAAAGTAATTAGTGGATTGGTAATCATTTGCATAGCAGCTAAAATTACATTTAATCCTCTCCAAGGAGTAGAATGAAAAATAAGTTTGATAGGATCTCCTTTTTTATAACTCATTGCTCTAGGGGTTATTTCAGGGATACCATTTTTAATAACTAAACATTTCTCCGTAGGGATATCAAACATCATTCTATATTTTTCATAGTTCCAATGAGAATTAAATACATACCAATCATATTTAGAATGATTCGAAGTATCTTTAAACCAAGGTGCTAAATTAGCTTGATCATATGAATTATGTTGCCATAAGATATTTACTTTATCTTTAGACAAAGGAATTTTTTCAGGGATAGAAGTAGTGATTTGAACTTGATCTAATAACCCTTTATCCGCATGTCTTTCTAAAAACTGCACTTGCAGTTCGGTTCCACCAAGTGGCTGCATTATTTTTGTCCCATTATTTTCTGTAGTAAATGTAATCCTTGATTGGTAACAGTAACAGCTGTATCTACCGCTAAATCATCTTCGTTATGATGTTGTAAAAATTCTTCTTTAGTTGCATAAGTCTTATTAGTAGACTTGCTTCTAAAGGTGTGTTCAGTAGTGGTTTCTATTTTATCCATTCTCTTGAGATCTATCTATTAACATGTAAGACACTGCTCCGCTAACGGCATCAGCAGTACTCGCTTGCACGCTTATAGCATCTCCTGCTTCTAAATTCAAGGTATCTACTAATAGATTTGCAGTAGATTTATTTAATTGTGCATGACCTATTTGAACCGCACTTGCACCATTCTTAGTAAGAAAAAGATCTGTATCTACATTACTAGCAGTATCATGAACCGCTTGTACCGTTTTAACAATAGCTACAGAAGAAGTACTTACGGATAATACAATAGTTACATTAGTAGTGGTTAAATCAAATGTATTGCTTTTAAAAAAATTTGCCATTTACGTTAAAAACCATTCTATTTGCGCTTGTTCATTTTTTAAATCTTTTTGATAACCAAAGTTTAACTCATTCTTTAATGTATTCAACCCTTCGTTCAACTGTCGTTGATTAAACACATCATATTCTTCTCTTGGTTCTGGAATCACTGCAGTAATTTTTGCCATTATCTTCTTCCTCCTGCATGAATATCTAACCTCAAGGTTCCATATCTCCAAGTTTCATCCTGACCATCGTTTTCTATTTTTAAACTAACCTGCCTACCTCTAACCCTAGTGCTTACAAAATTAGTAGTGGTACTAATAGTAAAAGGACCAGTAATTAAAGATCCTGAAGCAGATGATTGTGAATCGGTGGCTGGATAGTTAGTAAAGAACATGGTTACTTTTGCATTTCCACTTAAGTTTTTAAAGTCTGGTATAAATCTAGATACTCTCATAATATATTCACCATCTCCTGCAATTCCTTGTTCGGAAATATCATAATCCCCTGACAAAATATAAGAAGCAATAGCAGTAGTAGATCCTCCAGCGGTTACTTCATTGGTCCCTGTTTCTTGAGCCCAGTACTGAGAAGAACCATATCTATTGGTTACCCCTTGAATGGCTGGGAAGCTCGGAGTTCCATTAGTAGTAAATTCAGTAGCGTAGGGTAAATCATAGGTAGTAGCATCATTATAGGTAGTTCTAGATAAAGAACCGGTAGTCCAACTTTGTTCGATAAAGTTATATACTACATTCCTATTAATTTGTTGCGAGCCGCTCGCTGCATAGTACCAACCCACTTCATTAAATAATGAGTTGTGATATCCATAGGTAATTTGATTAGCATCATAATTAATTCCTAATCCATCTCCTTGAGTGGTAAATACAAAATCTTCTACTAAGGATGGAAGTTGTTTTACCGTTCCATCGTACATAAAAAATCCACCACCAAAACCCATCCAGTACACCGCTCCTTGTGCATAGACGGCAGTGTGTTGCCCTAAACATCCACAGTTGGAACCAACTTGTCTTAATGAAAAAGTGTAAGGAGTTCCCACAAATTGTATTACATAAGCTGCTTGATCGGTTAACACTAATACATAATCTTTTCCTTGTACGGCTGTTACGATTTCATTTCCTTGGTCAAGCAAGAAAGTACCTGCTGTATTAGTCGCGGTAGGAGCCCAAGTATTAATATCTTCTTGATTAGAAAAACGTACCAACATTTTGTTTTGTGTAGAAGCATCTCCGACAGTAGTTTCGGTTCCCATTAAAAATAAATGTCTATCTCTGTCAGAAACTAAACTCATTAATGATCTAGTAGGAGCATCTGCTACGATAGCAGCTCTCGTTTCTAATGCTGCAGGCTCTCCTGCTAAAGGAGTCCAAGTATAGGTAGAACCGTTTCTAGCAGTTGCAACTAACAACTGTCCATAGTTATCGAGCGACCAGGAGCCAGGATCTAAGACCACGGTAGAAGCAGATCGTGCAGTTCCCCATGCTTCTCTTCCATAAGGACCGGTTCCAAATCCATAAGCGGGGGTTTCAAATACAGGACCAATGGTTACATAAGGCGTAACCGTTGCAGAACCTTGAGTAGACATACCTGAACCAGATTCGGTAGTAGACATAGTAATAGTAAAATCATCATCATCTGTGGAAGTAACTTCATAAGTATTGTTAGTAAATTGACTAGCTGAAAAACCTGTTTCACCCCCAGTAGGTAAGGTAATACTAGTAAAAATAATATAAGAACCGTTTGCAACTCCATGAGCTACTTTATTAACCGTAACGGTTGCTGATCCAGTAGTAGAAGTAAAGGTAAATCCTGTAATAGGGGTCTCTAAAGGAGTAATATCATAAAACGCTCCTTCATAATAAATAACTAGCACTTTAGAAGTACCTAGTGCTGCGTATCGAACACCAGTTAAATCAGTCCAAGTGTGTTGTCCTCTGACAGGTCCTGCTATGGTAGAGTTAACTAATTCTTCCCAACCACCTATTTTTTCAGGTTGGCCGTATCTAAAACGTACGTTATCACCGTCTACCCATTGCCCTTCGGCACCGGTCTCTGTTTGTTGTTTGTTGAATCCAGGCTTAAATTGTATCTTTTGTAAAGGCATAGTTATCCATATAAATAAAGTGCTAGGATAGATTGGTGTGGTGGAAATCTACCCTAGCGAGTGGGAACTATATCATCTTTTAAACCAAGCGGGAAGACCTAAATGTGCTCTTTTGTCAAACTTATTGTCTCCAGAACCTTTAGTCGCTTTGTTATTGTAGTGTAAAAATACTTGTCCGCAATCGGTTCCTTTAAATTTATCTCTCCAGTGTTCTAAAATATTTCCTCTATAGACCAACATATCCCCAGGATTTAAATCTACCCTAGTTCCTTTAGATTTAGAAGATTTATAAGCACCTGTTTTATTATCTACCCCACCTTCTTTTTTATCTGGGTTAATATAAATAGGCCAATCGTCTCCACCTAAATTTAGAGTGGTGGATATTTCACAGCTAAACCTATCTTTATGTCTGTGCAAAATATCCCCTTTTTTATAAATTCGTGCGTATGCGTATGTCTCAATTAATTTTAAACCTGTTTGTTTTTGCATAATAGGTTTTACTTCGGTCAGTAAAGTCTCCATGGCAATATCTCCATAATGAGAATAGGTTTCAGGAACTTGTTGATCATTCCAGACACCGAAATAATCAGTCATAGGTGAAATGTATTTCTCATCAAATAAGGTTCTAGCTACTTTTCTTTTTAATAAAAAGTATTTGTATACAAAATCAGCAATCTCTGGTGATATTGCTTTTTTAATTACTGTGTATCCATTTTTCTCAAAACTCATTTTTTCTCCTTGGTTGTTGTTCTCACCGTATCGGTTATCATTTTTCTCACCGCTTGTAGATTAAAGTGTATAAATCTAAATGGTTCTACTCCATCATCTACGGTGTATTGATGTTCTAAGTATGCAGGGAAAAAGATCATAGTTCCAGGTTTTGGTTTGTAATGAACTTTATCGGTACCAAAAGAAATCTCTTCTGATTTCTTTAATGGTAATTGTGACATTACTTTAGCTAATCTTGGATCATTAAACACAGGCATAGAAGTATTTTCAGAACATTCTAAAAAATAAAATCCAGAGATATGATTATCATAATGAATATGACTATTGTGATGTCCACCACCTTTATCTGCAAATTCTTGAACCCAAAATTCTGTCCAAAATAATTCATATCCTGACATATCATAACCCATATGATCCATCACATTCCAGCTAGTGGCTCCAATATATTCTTGTAATTGTTTTAATTTAGGATCTCCAATCAAAGAAGTAGAATGATAACTTAACCCGTGATCCCCTATTTTTTTACCTGCCTTTTTCTCTCTATCCTTAATTGTTTTTTTTAAATTTTTTCTTGCTTGATTGATATAAGTATCACAAACTTTATTAGTAGACTTAACCCATTCAGGTGCTTCTACATGATAGATAGGGGATTGAAAATAAAGGGAGGTGGATAATGGATCTTTAATAGACATATTATTTAAACGGATATCCTAAATTCCACATGACTAAAGAATATCTAGTTCCTTCTGTTACGGGTTTTACTCTATGCCAAACAAAGCTTGGGAATACTACAATAGAGCCTTTTGGTAAAATTTCTAGACAAGGTCTAGTAGGAGTTGGATCATCTGTATTTCTAAATTGAAATTCTAATTCTCCACCTTTATATTCTTTTGGATCGGACAAACTACAAGTCACCGATAGTTTTCTAATCTTTCCGTGAGTATCTTTATTATCTGGATTTGCATAAGGTTGATCCCAAGAATCACAATGCCAATCGTAAAATTGATTTAATTTGTATTTAGTAAATTGACAAGACTCAGAAAAATCCCATTGAAAATTCCAACCAGCACTAGCATTTGCTTGATGTATATACGGTTGAACTTCTTTATAAATCCAACGATCATTGAGCCAAGCTATATTGGAATCTCTTTTTTTTCTTAAATCGTTTAATTCTTCTTTTTCTAATTTTGTAGCTGGATCTAATGAATCTAAATCCTCGTCTGATAAATGAGCCGTTGCTTCTGAAACTTTTCTTTTCTTCTTAGGTTTTTTTGGTTGTGCTTTTTCTTTTTTTTCTAACTCTTCTAATTTTTTAGTTTGACCACCTGTCAACGCAATTTGCTCACGTTGTTCATTTCCATATTTTACAATATCATCACAAACCTTTGCAGGGATGGCTGATTTAAAATACCAGTAATAATTTGTTAAATTCATAAATTCTTTATATTCTTCTTTGTAGAATATATAACAAAAATGTCAAGTCAGTTATTTACTCTGGCCACGTTCCCTGTTTCTGTGCACTAAATTGAGATTTTAAACTCCAGACACCTGAAGCTTTGTTTAATTCTTTTACGACTACTATTCCTGAGCCACCTGCTCCACCTGTTCCAGCATTGATACCTGCTCCACCTCCACCACCTCCTGTATTAGTAGTACCTGAAGTTCCTGTTGTTATTGAACCTGCTCCACCGCCACCCGCTCCACCAGCTCCTGATGGTCGTGGGCCTGAATTAGTTCCTCCACCTCCGCCACCTGCATAAGTTGATGGTGATCCTGTAATTAAAGTTGTTGTACCTGCTCCACCATCTCCACCTTTATTAGGTTGAGCATCTTGACCTGCAGCAGAAGCACCTCCGCCACCACTTCCTGTAGTTGTTAATGGTTGTGGTGCTAATCCCCCTGAATTTCCTTGTGGTGGATTTACTGGTGGTGTATTACCTGAACCTGCAGTTCCTCCATAACCAGATCCTCCTCCAGATCCTCCTGAAAAAGCTGTATAGTTATTGGTTGAACCACCTCCACCCCCAGCACTTGTAATTGTTGAAAAAATTGAATCTGCTCCTGAAACACCTGTTCTTGTAGCTTGTGAAGGACTAATAGTTCCTGCAGCTCCACCAGCTCCTACTGTAATTGAATATGGTGTTGCTCCACAAACATTAGTTTCTACATCTCTATAACCACCTGCACCACCAGCTCCACCACCACCTGAAGTCGGATTCATAGCTCCACCTCCACCGCCTCCCGCAACAGTAATTGCTTGAACAACTCTAGTTCCTGGTTGTGTAGTTAAAGTTCCTGATGATGTTTTGGATGTAACTGTGCAGTTACCAAAACTAGTTTGGTTTGTTGTACCAATTATACCGCCGTTACCTCTAGCCATTTAAAAATCCTTTTTGGAGATTAATTGCCAGTCGCTGACCAAGATGATGTGTCTGAATCCCAAGCAAATTCTTGAGGGGTAGCATCTGAAGTAGTGCCTAACCATCTCAAGTTGTCCTCATCCCAAACAATATTGTAAGGTGCGTTATCACCGTACGTAGTAATACTAGGATAAGTAACTGGTGCTTGCCAGTCATCATTTGCGTCTAGTAACCAAGAAGCGTAAGGTTGTTGGGAAAGAAATTTATTTTTTGTTGTATCATATACAGATCCAATTCCAGCATATTGTTTTCTGAAATTATTATTATATGAAGTCTGCTTCCAGCTTCCACCTTTGAAGAAATTAGAACACCATGTTTCACCATCAACATGCATATCATTATCTCCAAGAGTTCCGCCATTAGCAGCAATATCGTTTCCAACTACTACTACTCTTTTTACCATCTGATGTGTATCCGATGTAAAACCAGTAGGGTCTACTTTTGATTCTAGTTCTGCGAAATGTGCCATATTTTTTCTCCTTAATATTTATATTTTATTTTGTAACATTTGTCTATTACTTATATCCAAGTGCCACCTTTTACATTTTCGTATACGCTATTCATATCCCATACTCCAGAAGCACATTTAGGTACTGTTTGTTGAACAATCACAACTCCGGATCCACCTGCACCACCAGCTCCACCACCACAAGTACCTGATCCGCCACCGCCACCACCGCCAGTATTAGTTGTTCCAGCTACTCCAGTTCCACCATAACCACCACCGCCGTTACCACCACCACCTGCACCACCGGGTCCTGGTCCAATACTAGGACTAGCTCCACCGCCACCACCACCACCGCCTCTTGTTGTACTATCTCCAGGCCATGCGGAAGAACCTGCTCCACCTGTACCACCGGTACCGTTTGGAAAAGAAGGTGTACTAGTATTTCCTGTTGTACCTACAGCACTTGCACCACCACCACCTGCACCGAGTCTGCCTTCTGGAATTGGATTTGACGCACCACCATTAAAACCTTGAGCGGGACTTGTAGCAGGACTAGCAGGACCAGGAGGTAAACCGCCACCACCTGAACCACCTGCACCACCGCCTGAAATAGGGGTAGGCCCTCCTGCTTGACCACCTCCGCCGCCACCACCGTTAGATGTTATACCTATACCTACTGAATTAGTTCCTGTACTACCTCGTGCACCAGAACCACTACATGCAGCAGGAGCACCAGCTCCGCCGGCTCCTATTGTAACTGGAGTACATCTAGCAGAAATGGGTACGGGTGTAGAATGTCTATAACCGCCAGCACCACCACCGGCACCTTTTCTAGTACCTCCACCTCCACCACCTGCTATAACTAAAATATTTGCACTAGTGACAGTACAGTTGTGTCTTGTAAAATTACTTGATGAAGTAACAACTAATGTTTGAGTTGTGACCGTTGCTACTGATTTTGTAGGTCCAATAATTCCGCCATTTGCCATAGCTGATTACCTCCTATGCGTCGTCCAGAATTTCGTAAGAAATCAATGCAACAAGATCCCCTGTAGCACTTGCTCCACCTTCAATTGAATCACCTTCAGTTAGATAAAAGCCATTATTTTTATCTATCAAAGATAGTGTGGCATCAGCGGGTACAGAAATAGTGCTTGCTATTGCTCTAGTGTTTGATTGGTCATTATATTTTATTGTAACATCTGCAGCGTTACTGCCATCAATGTTAGCAATCATAATTGAATTAATTTTATATACTTTATCAGCTGCTGCTGTAACTAAAGTCGTAGTTAAAGTTGTATCTAAGGCGAATGTTTCTGTTATACCTAAAATCGAACTTACATTTACTATATTTGGGTTTGCCATAATTTACTCCTTTTATCCGAAAACGATTGCCATTGCAATAGCTTTTCCTGTTGAAATTCCTGCTTCTCCAAAGCTCAAAGTACCTGATCCATCGGTAAGCATTGCCTGTCCACTTGTACCATCTGAAACCGGTAATGTATACTGATTAATAGTATTAATATCAGCGTTGACATCTACAATATTAGTACCATCTGAGTATAAAAATTTAGTACCTTTATCGGTAGTTGACCAAGTAGTTCCTGTTCCAGATACTGTTTTAAACTCTACCGTAAAAGTACCTGTGGTACCATTTTTAATAGTGTAATTTTTTTCAATAGAATCTGGGATAGTAACAATTTGATTTCCTGTGATAGTCCCACTTAAAACAATAACTGCATTTTTACCATTAGAAATTACACCATTACTAAAATCAAGAGCAGTTGTTTGCGCACCACCTGCAATAGAAACTGCTTCATAACCAGCAATGGCTTGTTGTACAATGTTTAAATTGGTATTAGTAATATCTCCCCATAGACCGGCTTTTTCACCAGTGACCATGAGTTCTAGTTTTAAATCTCCAGAATAGCTTGATGGCATATTTTATATAATTCCTTAATTAATAGTTTTTATTCAAATTATGCGGCTGTGTCAATATTATTCCAAGTGACATTAGATCCGGTAGAAACTTCAGTATACGCTACAGAGGTGCCTGTGTCAACAATTGTCCATATCTGAGACACTTCATTTCCAAGCTCTAAAGTTAACTGATTTCCTGTTAATAGTACGGATCCTGAGATCGTAAAAGTAACACTTCCTGCAGTCGTATTGATTTGTTGTCCAGTAACATCTACTAGAGTATTGGCATCTAAAACAGCGGTTCCTAAAGTGGCACTTATTTGTTGACCGGTTAAAGCCACATCCGGTGCTACATCTACGGTTCCTACAGCTGTTGATAATTCATTTCCTACAACCGGTATATTTGCAATACCACCAACCACTACAGTTCCAGTATCGGTTTCTAAAACAAAACCAGTTACATCTGCAAAGGTAATAGCATCGAGCGTCGCGGTGCCAGAGACAATAGATAATTCATTACCGGTAACATTAAATGCTACATCGGTTTTACCAATAGCATCTCCTAAAGAAAGTGGGATTTGATTTCCAGATGCCATAGCATCCGGTGAAGCGTCTACAGAACTTAATGCAAAAGCAGCAGTAACACCTGTTGGTGAAGCAATTGTCAAAAGATCTAATGTAGTATCTCCAAGATCTAAATTTAATTGTGAACCAGTAATAGGAACTTGAGTAGATATAGAATTGTTTCCCCAGTCAAGAGTACCCCAACCGAGTTCTCTTCCCCATCCTGAATTTAATTCTACAGTAGTAGTTACGTCTCCTTGAGACGTACTTAATTGAGTACCAGTGACAGATATACTTACATCACTTTGTTCTCCCCAGCTGTTTATTCCCCAGGTTAGTGTACCCCAAGTATTGACCATAATAGGTTAGCTCCTATTAGTTGCCGATTCTTAGAATAGCTGCTGAAGTGGTAAATGCTGGAAACTGAATTGTAAAAGTTCCTGAAGTCGCTGCTTTGTCTGCACCAAAATCTAATACTGCCACCGCTTTGTTAGTCGATGAAGTATTATAAATTAAAGCTCCTCTAGCTGTGATCGTTACACCCGTAAAAGATAAATCTGCAAAATCAACAATCGCAACACCTGATGAGACTGAAGTACTTGGATTTGGTTTTACTAAGGTTCCACCGCCGGCAGCATATTGTCCAGAATTTGGAACTTCATTGGTAGAAGCATATGCCGTAGTAGTAGAATTTAACGTTGCATCAGAAGTGTACAGAGCAAGTTTAAAAGTATCACCACCAGAAAATTGAAACGTATGTTCCCCTTCTAGTAGTTCTTGTTTAAAACTGTTTGCAACCGCTTGTGTTATAGCCATAGTTTACTCCTTATTTTTGTTTTCCGACTTTCGGAACTCCTGTTTGGAATTCATCAGTTCGTCTTCTTCCCATTTGCTCAATTGTAAATCCTTGTAGAGCTTGTTGATATTTACCTTCATAATATTGAATCATATCAGCTGGACCTTTTAAAAATCCAAAAGCCTCTACTAGGCATGCATACAATAAGCCATTAGGAAATTCTGTACTTAAGTATGTAGTGGTATTACTACTAGATAATCCCTCTGGTTTCAAGATATAATTTATCTGCATGTTATAATTTATATCTGGGGTAGGAGCCACCACAATGGTGTTCTCATCCCAATAACTGTAATATCTAGGTAATCCTTGTACTCCAGTAGGATCATACTCCGACATGAAGCTGGTATCCCTAAAATCTAAAAAATATCTATCTGAATTATCTGCTCCACCGGTAGAGTTAGTAATTTGACAAGACCTGATTATTAAAGTTTGATTATTAATAAGAGGGGTACTTACAAATCGTTGCCCTGCTATAATATCTGCTTGTGCATATTGTCTATTATTATCAGAGTCTACGTCTCTTAAAAGTCTAAATTCAGTATCTGAAAGAAAGCCATCTACAATAGTAGAGGTAAATACATTGGCATCTACTTCACAATAATCTCTAATTTTTTGTACTAATTCTGCATATGTCATTATGGTTGTAAAGTAATTGGTCCTGAACTACAGCCAATTCCTCCTCCTTGTACATTTCCAAAAGTAGCCGTTCCCGGTATTTGGAAATAATAATAATTTAAAACATCTCCTACAATTCCAGAAGAATTTATTTGTCCTACGGTAATAGTATAACCGTTTTCATTATCAATGTCACTGATTGAGTCAAAAGTAGGAATCGGATTAAAGTAATATAAATCGTTATCATTAGTTGGATCAGGTATAATAGGACCGGTAGGAGGACTACCTGCTAAACCTCTAAATCGAACTGTATTGCCAGTGCTTAATCCATGATTTTGAGAGTTTACATTAATATAAGTACTTCCAGAATATAAAATAGTTTCAAATGGATTAGGAACTAATAACACAGTAACCGCTGGTTCTTTACGATCGGGTCTAGCAAATTGTAAACCTTGTGCATCGGTACCTGCTGGTCTTGGATTTAATTGAGGTTGTTTTGATTCAAACTCAGAAGTATGAACTCTTGCTCCATTCCACTCTACTACCATTTCTTTGTAAGGAAATGCCATACCACTTCTATCGGAAATAAATTGTGCAAATTTTCCTCTCGATAAATTAGTCATTAGACTCCTGGGTAATAAGTTCGTGGACTAATATAAGAACTAGCAGAAGAACCATCTTCTTGTAAAGCTCTTAGTAATTCATCCTCGTATAATAATTTTAATTCTTGTACACGTTGAGGTGCTAATTTTTGTGCTAAATAATAAGTAAGTCCTGAACACATTGCCGGAACAAATCTATACACTATATCCGAAGCGTTCGTGTACGATCCTGCATCTTGTATTCTTTTTACAAAAAAGAAGTTAATAGTATTTCCTGCTTCCGTAGCACTAGGTGCTAGATATAAAGTAACCGATACTCTATCAATAAGTCTTTGAACAAAATATTGAGTAGGAGTTCCTTGTTGAGACTTAGCCGATAAACCTTGATAGGTTGATCTGTCAATTTTAGTCAAAGGAAAATCTACTTGAGTAGAATTTCTATAAGAAGCTTCTAACATATCGTCATAACCATATAAAATAGTTGCATGGTCGTATACGACATCATCATCCGCGTGACTAGCTGCGGAAGTACTATTCGCGCCACGAGTGGCTCCGGTTAAACTAGTAGTGTCTGAATTTTGTCCTGAGTAAGTAATCTGTTCTGTTCCAATTAAAATAGTTCCAGAAGTAGGAAACCCTACTAAAGAATTTAAAGGAATAGTGGTCGCTGTATCATTAATGGCTGCGGATAAACTATTGAAAACCCCACTGGAAGTTCCATCAGAAGGAGATCTATAAAAATTATAAACGATTTGACCTTGAACTAAAGTAAAAGAATTATTTTCTACTTCCCAAAATTTAAGACCTCTGTTTCCCCATTCTGAAAATAAAATATTTAAAGAACGTCTAGAAGTTCTCATGTTATTTCCAGACATAGGATTTAATCCTAATCTTTCAAAAGCTTCCGTGATAACGTCATCAATGAAGAAATTCTTATCCCAAGTATATGTGCCGGAAGTAATGTTAGTCATTTAGACTCCTACCCTGCTGTTAGACCTGGACCAGAATATTTATCTGTTAATAAAGTAACTGCAGCTACTGTAAAAGTAGAAACATAAACTCCTTTTGGAAATAAAATTCCATCTTCAGGAAAAGAAAAATTAATAATATCTCCTGCAGGGACATCCGCTTGGAATAATGTGTCTCCAGTTGCACTGGTAGTTTTTAAAATAACAGTACCGGACGTTGCTAGTCCTGCAACAACAATTCCTCTTAGTCTTACAGGTGGTGCTACGATTACATTGGTAGTTGCTCCTGCAATTCTTGTTGCTTGTATGTCTGCTTTATATGAACCCATTTTATTCTCCTTAGTAAAGAGCTCCCGAAGGAGCTCT